GCATAGTCCTCGCTCTTGATGTAAGAGTCATAGGCCAAGGCATCAAATGAATAAACTTCACGGGCATTGACAGAGCGATAGCCTTCATCCCACTCGGCTTTGCCCGCTAATGGATGGCAATGCTCGATGATGACTTCAGGCAGATAAACAAGGTTGCCAAGGTCTTGACCTATCTTCTTCCAAAAGTTGTCAAGGTAGAGATGGCGAAGTTTCGGTGGCACCATCCCGCCAAGGGCGCTGACAATGGCTTTTGACATCATCACCGCAGTTGGCAAGTTCTCACCTTGCAAAAGGTCATTGCCATAGGAAATGCCAGGGGCGCTGCCTATCGCTTTCATCAAGGCAATATCCCAATCAGGTGTTCTGAATCTATGGTCATCGCCAATGAAGGTGAAAAAGTCATATTCGTCAACATACTTCTTGGCAGCGACATTGACAGGATAAGCCATTCCCCTTGTGGTGTTTTCAATCTCCAAGATGTATTCGACACCGACTGCGGTGCGATAATTTATTAGTTCCTCATCATCTTTGTCCACAACGAAGAGCAGGTCAGAGCGACAAGAGAACTGCCTGTGTGCTTGCAGAACTTCAACTGCATTCTTTGGCCTGCCTCTTGTTGGCACAAGCACTAGATTATTTTTCACTATCATTGATTTCCCCATAAATAGCGGTGTAAGCCGCCAAGTCGATGATGCTATCTAAGTGGTCAGGTGTTTCTATTAGCCGAGCAATTTTGACAAGGCATAAACACAAAGCGACCTGCGAAGGGCTTATCTCTTTTTCAAGATAAACACTCCACAGGTCGGCGATGCGCTTGTGATTGATGTATGGGTCGCCATAAATATCTTGGCGATCCGTTGCGGTGAGGCGTTTAGCCTCATCCAAAATCTTCCCCGATTTCATTTTCTTACTTACTACCGCGCCCAAACTCTGTTGCCTTTGGGTCGATGGCCTTTAATATCGGGCCAAGGAATGCTGCAACGAAGCAGGCAACATAATCTTTTAGAGGGCGCGATGGGTCTGCGAGGTAGAGAGCTGCGACTGAGGCTGCTCCTGCTCTTGCATAGGTGCTTCCAACTGCGATGACTTTTTCTTTGTCGAGCATTTGCACTCCTTGAACTTAGGTCTGCCGAAGCCCACAATGAACACCGGCAGAGATGGTAGGACTTTTCCCCGATTCTTTACTTTGTAGGCGCGTATCTTACGGGCAACTTGACCACCATTGCGCTGATCGCCTTTGGTGTCGGGAGCCGTGTTGCCTTCAATGCAGACAACAGTTCCATTGCCTTTGACCTGCTCGACAATGCCAATGTGCGAGATTCTATCGAGTGAGTCATTGGGAAAATCAAAGAAGACCAAATCACCAGGCATTGGCTCGGCCTCGGCAATACCTTGCCAACGCTTCGCCTCGGCGAATGCCTTTGCCCCTGCCGGTGTGTAGGTGCAGTCAGGGATTTTGACACCTGCCTGCTTTGCAACCCAATTGACAAATGCTCCACACCAAGGTTGATTCGTCTTTTGATATTTCGTTTGATTATCGGCAGGGCCTTCAATGTAGCCAACTTCGCCTGCTGCCACTTCTAGGAACTTATCTAAATCAGAACACATCAGGTTCCCCTTTTGGTTGCTTTTTATCCTTCAAGCCATTAGCGCTGACTATACCCGCCAAGGTGCCTGTCAAGAAAACTGTCAAAGTTGAAACAAGGTCAATGAAAGCTGCATCGTTGGGAGCCTGTTTCATTGGTTGAGTCACAAATACCAAAGCCCACAATAAGGCAAAGACAGACATAGCAAAAACAATAGCCAAGATAATTCCAATAGTCACAATGAGTCTTGCGTGTAGCTCTTCGGCAGTAAGTCTAGTCTTTTTCATCAAACACCTCAGGGAGTAAGTCAGCAGAGCAAGTTCCTGTCACTTCACATTGAGGCGGATTACACTCAGGCTTCTCCCAATTTTCAAACTCTTGGCAGGGATAGCGAACCCATCCATCATAACTGCAACCTGTGAGGCTAAGGCCTATCAATAAGCAGACGATAAATTTCATCAACGCGACTTTCTAATCTATTGACCTGATCCTTGACAGAAGTTCCCCCATTTGGCTTGAGTTCAGCAAGATAGTGCTTGACTAGCCACTTTACTCCAAGGGCAGTTGAGCCAAGGATGCTAATAAGGGCGACAACAAAGCCTGCCCAATCGGTTATGTTCATTTTATGGCTCCATATACAAGACAGAGGCTATGCCTGTTTCATTATTTGAACAAACTGCATAGACAATGGATTTTGGTGCAATTCTGAAATTTATATAAGCATCTTTTGGAAGTGCAAATCCATTGCTAGTTGTTATATCCGAACCGCCAACATACATCGTGTGAGAACCTACATTTCGAAGGTGGACATCTCGAAATTCTCCATAGGACTCAATGATAATAATTGAGGTGGATGTGACTGTGACTTGACTTGAGGAAGCCATTTCTCTCCTTGGTAATCCCCGTCAATAATTATTTATATTCTTTTTTTGACCAAAACATAGACTTATATCGGTCAAAGATTTTAGTGTGCATTTTTAATCTAGTTTCTTCTTGATTAAAGTTGTCAAATTGCATTTGCCATTGTTCGCGTTTAATTGGAATAACTTGGGCTAATGGTGTTCCTGCTGGTATTAGACCTTCAAAATTCGCATCATTTAATACAAACGGAAAATTTACAGTAGCGTTGTAAGTATCGGTATCTACTATTCCGGGCAAAATAGTAAAAAGAGATTCTCTGTGTAAGGGTTGAACAAACAAACAAGAATAACCCTTTGCTGTTTTAATTGCCCAAGGATTTTGCCATTTAGGATAAGTTGAGGCATTACTTAATGGGTGATTTTTTGCTTGTTCGTTTGGGTGAAATTCAATAAGGTTGTAAGCCGACCATTCAAAATATGAGCCTTCTTCAGTTTTGCTAACAAATACATCTGCCGGAGAAACAATAATATAACCCGCAATTATCGCATCAAACACAGGCATACATTTTTTTATTGTTGCTGTTGTATTTGCTTGACCGCCAGGTATTTTTTTACCAAGTAAATACGACTCTGCTGATTTATACCAATCGGGTATAAGTTTAGATGCAGGAATAGGTTTATATTCGGGTAATATATCTAATTCTGTTGAAAATGAAATTATTTTCATTCAGTTGTTTTGGAGTCAGGGGCATCCAATATTGGTTTAATCCAAACTCCAGTTTCTACATCTAGTATGTGGTCCTCACTTGGTCTTGGCAAAATCCAAATTTTATTTGCTACATCTAGTATGTGGTCCTCACTTGGTCTTGGCAAAATCCAAATTCCATTTACCTCATCACGCAGGTAATCTTCACTAGGTCTAGGCGAATAAAATTTATTGTTAAAAAATTCGTCGCCTAAATCACCTTGTTGCCCTAAATCAGAACAATTAACAAATGTCGCAGCTCCAAAATGTTCTTTGATAGAATTTATTAAAGATTCATCCGTTTCGGCAAAGACACTAACATTTATTACTATATTGTTGCTATCTAAAAAAGCAATATAAGTGTTTTCTAACTGTTCCATTTTCCCTCCTAATTTGCAGAAGTATAGACATAAACTCTGCCATTGCCACCATTACCTTTAGCGCCTCCGCTTGCTCCTATCTCGCTCCCGGTTCCAGTGCGAAAGGCATAACCTCCACCCCCGCCACCGCCTCCTCCGCCTCCGGGTTGATTACCCGCATTACCAGCATTTCCAGCATTGGCGCTAGGCGTAAATGCAACCGCACTGCCACCACTACCACCAACACCACCATCATTAGTCCCAGCACTCCCTGACGCGCCGCCGCTAATAACATTATTAGCATTTCCTACCGCTAATGCGCCGCCCCCGCCTCCACCTCCACCGCCGCCGTGGGTATAACTTACCAAACCTGTTCCCGTTAATGTTAATGCAGTTGCAGCCGTTCCCGCACTTCCTCCATTACCAGGATTGTTGTTGCCATTTTGTCTTGCACCACCAGCACCTCCGCTTTTACTTGCAACTGTGACTGCTCCACTTACATTTGAACCATTTGTGCTATTGGATAAATTGCCAAATGTTGTAGCGCTACCTGATCCGCCGGAATTTGTGCCGCCAGCGCCTATCGTAATTGCATAAACAGTTCCAGCATTCACGACAAAATCTTTGAAGGCTACCGCAGGTGCGCCACTTCCACCAGCGCCACCAGCGCCTCCAAACAAATTAAGCGATGTTTCCCCTGTGGTTCCTGCCTGTCCTCCACCCCAAGAATAAACGGCAATTTTCTTTACACCGGCAGGAATGGTGTAGTTTTGAGTTGTGTTAGCGGTTAGCGCTAATGAATAACTTGTTGGTTTTTCTGCGGAAGATGCCAGCGTTCCTAATATTAAACTCATTAGGAAATATCTCCTACGACATACCAAGTGTCGGTTGCGACCTTGATACAAGAAGCGGCTGAATACTGAGCCCTCAACTTAGGAGTTGTGGCAGTAGCTCCTGTTGATGAGATCGTAGTAGTGCCTGAAGTGACTGCCTTAATAGTTGTCTGACCTGCACCGATTTGAATAACATTGATAACTGTGCCAACTGGAAAAGCAACATTGGCATTGGTTGGAATTTGGAAATCATTAGCACCAGCAACGGACATAGTGACCAGTTTGTAGGCATCACCAAGGACAACTGTATAAGTAGCAGTCTGAGCGTTTAGAACTACTGGAATTCCCGCAGAGTAGGCAAGTCCTGTGGCTGCTCCACTATCCGCTACAAGTGTGTAGCCGTTTGTTCCCACGGGGAGATTATCGAAAGTGGCATTTCCGGTGCCCACAATAAGGTCGCCTTTTGCCGTTATCTCGGTCGCCATTGAGTTTGTGATGGTCACAGTTCCGCTTGTTCCGCCACCTGAGATTCCTGTGCCTGCGGTGACACCTTCGATGTCGCCCGAAGCAGGTGTTGCGAACTGGA